GTCTCACGGCACTTTCTGCTATCGTGGTCGCACTTATGTAAAGTGATATGGAAGCACTACAAATTGCCGGGATCGTATCCCTAAGTTCTGTAGCATTCATTTCACTGATATATGGAGAGATTAAAATTCTTTCCAAATAATTACAGAGGGGAATTGCTTCCCCTCTTTTTTTATGCTATAATAGGTTGTGAAGCAACAATTACATATGGATAAAGAACGACTGAAACTTATTGTTCGTAATCTTGAATTACTTGTTGACGGTCTAAAGGCAGAAGTGTATTCTGATGTGGATGCATATAAACCAAGAGAAGTGCCTTCAAGAAAACTAGATTATGATGAAGTCTTTGAGGACGATGATGACTGAACTCAATAGAACCAAAAGACTTATTAAAATGCTTGAAAGGTTTCTTGAAAGTGATCATTTACAAGAAGCAGAACAGGTAGAAGAAGCAAAGAGAGAACTTGCCTCTCTTAGAGAACAAATTGAGCAAGTAGAAAAAGACAATTACAGAGGATTTGGTAAAAAATGAGTGTACGATTGATTAGTGTGACTCCCGATGCGGAGAAGACGATGGGTTATGTTGCTCGTGTAAGCAATCCATCTAACCAAGAGAATCCTAAGGTTGCAGGACTTCTCAAATATTGCGTGAATCACCAGCACTGGTCTGTCTTTGAGCAGGCATTCATGACTCTTGAAATTGAGACTACTAGGGGGCTGGCGGCTCAAATTTTGCGTCACCGTTCGTTCACATATCAAGAGTTTTCCCAACGCTATGCTGATTCCTCCCTATTGGGTGAGACGATCCCCCTCCCAGAACTCCGCCGTCAAGACACCAAGAATCGTCAGAATTCTATTGATGATATTGACCCGTTTGTTCGCCAGGAATTCCAAATCAAAATGCAAAAGTACTTTGATGAGGGAATGAAACTTTACAAAGAAATGCTTGATGCATCGATTGCAAAGGAATGTGCCCGTTTTGTGCTTCCTCTAGCCACGCCCACCAGAATCTACATGTCGGGATCATGTAGGTCATGGATCCATTATATTACTCTGAGGTCTGCAAACGGCACTCAGAAGGAGCACATGGACATCGCAGAGGCATGTAAGAAGATCTTTGTAGAGCAGTTTCCTACAGTCTCAGAAGCCCTAGAGTGGGTCTAAATACGTTTATCTTGAACTTATAACAATGGCAACATATCCTGTAGTAAATAAACAGACTGGTGAACAAAAAGAAGTGAGCATGAGCATTCATGACTGGAATAAATGGTTAGAAGACAATCCTGATTGGCATCGGGATTGGTCCGACCCTTCTACTGCACCGATGGCAACAGACGTTGGAGAGTGGAGAGATCGATTGGTTGCTAAGAAACCAGGATGGAATGAAGTTCTAGAAAGGGCAAAGAAGATGCCCGGTTCAAAAGTTAACAAGATTTAAATATGGCAAGAAGAAAAAGAGCATCTGCAGAGCAACCAATTGGGGTTGGACTCACGGCAAAGCAGATGAAGAGGAAAAAACCTCTAAGTGCAGAATACTTGGTCGATATTGAACCACTCACAGAAAATCAAAAAAGACTTTTTGATTCATATAAAGAGCAAAAACATCTAGTTGCCTATGGATGTGCTGGTACTGGTAAGACCTTTATTACACTCTATAACGCCCTTCAAGATGTTCTGAATGAGTATACACCCTACGAGAGAATCTACCTTGTCAGGTCTCTTGTAGCGACCAGAGAGATTGGATTCTTGCCTGGTTCTCATGAAGATAAAGCAGATATTTACCAGATTCCATATAAGAATATGGTGAAGTATATGTTCCAGATGCCAAGCGATGCAGACTTCGAGATGCTCTACGGTAATCTCAAAGCACAAGAAACAATTAAGTTCTGGAGTACTTCATTCCTTCGTGGAACTACTCTTGATAATTCAATTATTATTGTTGATGAGTTTCAGAATCTCAACTTCCATGAACTAGATTCCATTATCACTCGTGTTGGTGAAAATACACGCATTTGCTTCTGTGGTGATGCACGTCAATCAGATTTGACCAAAACAAATGAAAGAAATGGTATCGTTGACTTTATGAACGTCTTGCGTAAAATGCCATCCTTTGATACAATTGAATTTGGGGTCGATGATATTGTTCGTTCAGGACTTGTCAAAGAATACATCACAGCAAAAATTGAAGCAGGTTTTTAATGTTTAATCATGTTGATATTAGTCTCCCTCAACTTGAGAGGGAGACGATTGATGGGGTCAGATATTATTCTGTTCCTGATGAAGAAGAACTCCTCCGACTGGTCTCCATCACTTCGGTGACCAGTCATTTTAATAAGGAAATCTTTGTTAAGTGGAGGAAAAAAGTTGGTAATGAAGAGGCAGACCGTATCACAAAACGTGCCACAAGTCGTGGTACAGATATGCACACCTTGGTAGAACATCATCTGAAGAATGAAGACCTACCAAAGGTCCAACCTATTTCAGATTTCTTATTCAAAATCTCTAAGCAAACTCTCAAAAATATAAATAATATATACGCACTTGAAGGTTCCCTATATAGTAAACAGTTAGGGATTGCGGGAACCGTCGATTGTATTGCTGAATACGAAGGCGAACTAGCAATAATTGACTTTAAAACATCTGCAAAACCGAAACCACGAGAGTGGATCGAACACTATTTTGTACAGTGCATGGCATATGGTTGTATGCTGTACGAACTGACTGGCATTTCAGTCAAAAAACTTGTAATTATTATGGCCTGCGAAAATGGAGAATGCGTCGTCTATGAAGAACGAGACAAATCAAAGTACATCAAACTTCTCACCGAATACATTAGAAAGTTTGTTAGAGATAAACTGGAACTATATGGAACCGAATAAAGAACTCGAAAAGGCAATTGAGAAGAAATTTCTCACACCTTCTAAATTTGCACTTGAAATTGAGAAGATTGTTGCCGAAGAACAAATCAATTATATTGATGCCATCGTTCACTATTGCGAAGTGAACGAACTTGAGGTAGAATCGGTAACGAAACTTGTATCTAAACCGCTGAAGGAAAAACTGAAGTGGGATGCTACGAGACTTAATTTCATGAAACGAACTTCGAGAGCAAAATTGCCTTTATGAAAGTGACTCCCTTTGAAACTTACCAACATTATTTGTCACTCAAAAATCATTTCACAAATCCAAAGTACGATTTCTTCAAATACGGAGCAAAAACCCGTGCCAGTATGACCTCTTTTAATAAGAGGAAAGATAAGTATTGGTTCGAGAAAACTTCCCGTAAGTATTCTGATGAAGAGGTCGTACAATTTTTAGTATCAAATTTTGCCGCTTCTGACAACCCACAAAATCTATGGATTGGAGAAATTATCAATTCTGGCGAAAGGACTTACGCCGACTGGACAAGGAGAAAACAGAGTTTGACTTACTTGTTCAAAGAACAAAGCAACGAATTACTCTTGAACAACGAATTAGAGAATCTATTCGATTGTTCGAAAGGGCACCCAATCCTATTAAAAAAGTATCTTGGTGGAGACGTAAGTCTTGAGACTTTCGTAATCTATGATAAGATATTCTCGTTTAGGAAAAAGTTTGATAAGAAACTGCTGGACCCGGTGTGGGAAACCGTCAGTTTGAAAATTCAAAAATATAACCCCTTCCTAAATATTGATGTATTCAAGTTTAAAAAGATTTTAAGGGAAATTGTAAATGAGTGATTTTTTCAAATCCGAAATCATTCAGGAAGAACTGAATGAAATTAATCGTCTTCAAGAAAAAATTTATGGAAGTCTCTTGGCTTTCAGCGCAATGTCCCGTGACGAAAAACTTGAGCAAGTTGAAACCCTCACGACCTTGCTAGAAAAGCAACAAGTGATGTATACTAGGTTGTCCCTTTCAGACGATCCCAAAGCGATTGAAATGAAAGAGAATCTTCGCAAATCAGTTTCCATGATGGGTTTCCCACCAGAGACTGATATGCAAACCTTATTTGATAGTATGAATGCCACAATCAAATCTCTCAAGGAATATATTGACGCCTGAGAGCATCCTTGCTATACTATCCAAGTAAATCACCCGAATCCAACTAATCCGAGGTAATCTAAATGTCTTTTGCTGATCTTAAGAAGCAATCCAAACTGGGCTCCCTGACCCAAAAACTGGTCAAGGAAGTCGAAAAAATGAATAATGCAGGTAGTTCAGGCGATGATCGTCTGTGGAAACTGGAAGTAGATAAAGGCGGTAATGGTTATGCCGTTATTCGTTTCCTGCCTGCTCCGAACGGTGAAGATCTTCCGTTTGTCAAACTGTACTCCCACGCCTTCCAGGGTCCTGGTGGTTGGTATATCGAAAACTCTCTGACCACTCTGGGTCAGAAGGATCCTGTGTCTGAATACAACACGATGCTGTGGAACAACGGCACCGAT